CCCGCCAACAACCTTCCATCCCGACCGGAGCGCATAGCACGCAACCCTTGTCATCTCGACCGGAGCGCGTAGCGCGCAGTGGAGAGATCGCAGCATTGGCATTGGTTCTTGCTGTTGCCGCTGTTTTTTGGTTGTCATCCCCGCAGGGGATCTGCTTCTGTCGTCGCAGTTGCAGTTGCAGTTGCAGTTGTCGTTGCCATTGCCCTTACCACCCACAACCGCCCGCACCCTTCATCCACGGAACACAAGGGGCCGAGAATCCCCGGCCCCCCGGCCCCTTACTTCTTGCCCTTTCCCTGCTTCACGCCCTTCTCCTCCACCTTCGAATCCTCACCCACGGCCTCCAGGTGATGATTCTCCGGTCCCGCGTACTCGAACTCTTCGCCAGCAGTCCGATACCCGTGTTCGCCGAGATAGACGTCCCTCTTCGCTCGTACTCGTGCCATGCTTCCTCCTTACTGGACCGCCGGTATGCCCGACTTGCGTGTGATGTTGCGTTGAATCGCGTTCGACACATACGCATCGAACTTGCCCGCCGTCAGCACCGCTGTGCCAATGCGCCACGCAATGCGCCAATACTGACGCATACCCACGGGCGGCTGTATCTGCAACAGCGCTGTGCCTGCTGTTGCACTCGCCACCGCGACCGCCGGCCCTGCCACCACATCCGCAAAGCTGGAGTTGTCCGCCGAGTCCTGCAGCACCGCCTGGATCGTCGCCGACCCGCCCGATGTTGCCGTTGTGTTGATGAAGGCGTTCACCCACAGGTTTTCGCCGGTCTGCCCGGCATCTCCCTGTCCGTTCGCTCCGCCTGTGTTGTAGACATTGGTGCTGGCTGTGTCGCCCGTTGCGGTCACAGTCTGCGCGTCCGAAAAAATCACTTCCTGATCAAGCATTCCCATAGTCAATCTCCTTTTTCTGTTGCGGCTTTAGACCACGCGCGTTTCCGTTGAAATGATCTGGTCGACGGTGAGCACAGGAACGCCCTGGAACAGCAACTGTCCACCGCGAATGCCCGCACCTGTCCCTGCCACACTGCCGGCAGTCACGCGGCCAAACTGATCGAGGCTGGCAGAGAACGAAAGCGCATTCTGGCTGCGGTCAAGCGCCTGGATCGACAGCATCTCCTTCACCGTGCGGCTGGCCAGGAATGTCGCCGTCCCCATGCCCATCGAAGGAATGCGCGCCATCGCCTTCACCATCAGCTTGATCAGCAGCGTCGACGCCGTATTCAACTGCGTTCCGCTCTGGCTCGTCAGGTCCGACACGTCGATGTTCGCAATGCGCACCGCATAGCGCCAGTCCTTCACATGCAGGCCGTACTTCCACACCCAGCGCTCCATGTATGCGCGATAACGATTGTTGTTCGCATCGAACGCGTCCTGAACCCCGAGGTCCTCCTGCTCCAGCCCGGCCTTCGATCCCTTCGGATAAATGCCCGTCACCGTCTCCTTGCCCCATACCACCAGCCACACCGAAGTGTTGTCGCTGCCCGTGCCACCCGCATCGATAATGTTCGCCGCGGAGTTCGGCGCCGGCGATCCAGTCAGTGCGTTATACCGCGGCGTCAGCCCCAGCACGCCGTCCTTGTTCACGCTCGTGTCACCGTACATAATCTGCTGCGCGAACGCCTGGTTCATCGACTCGACAAACGCCATAGACTCGCTCAACCGGAAGGCATTCACGTTGCCGTTCAGTTCGGCGAGGTCCTTGTCGATCTCGTCGCGTCCTTCCTGCATCGCGCACACGTCCTCGATCGTCGCGCGTCCGCTCTTGGTCGGCGTTACGCCCTGGTAGAAGCGGCGCAGCGTCACCGCCGGCAGCCCCGCGCGCACCACGGCTTTGTGGCCCGTGGGCAGGTTGCCTTCGTTGAAAGGCATGTATTGAATAATTTCGTTCGACTGGTTCAGCAGCTCGGCCACTACTGCCACGTTGCCTTGCGGGTCGAAGGACTTGGCCACATCGACCAGCGTCGAGTGTCCCGGTACCAACGGAAGATTTGCCATGTGTACTTACTCCTTGGAAGGTGTGTTTGGATAGAGCTTCGCCGCCAGGTCGCGCGTTCCTTTGAAGGCCGCGCCGCCTGAAACGAACGAATCCTCGTTCATGCCTTTACCGACCCTGACCAGCATCCGAATCACTTCGGGATGGTTGCCCAGGCCGGTATCGTCCAACAGCTTGCGAAGCTCCGGTGCCGCGAAGGAATCGAGCGCTCGCTTGGCGGCCGAAAGGTTTTCCTGCAGCCTCTCTCCACCAAACTCCTTGTCCGTTCTGGAGGCATCGAGCCATCCATTGCGTACCGCACTCACCTGTTCCTGCTGGCGCGCTGCCAGTGCCGGCGCCATGCGATCCAGAATCTTCTGTGCCGCATCCTGCGTCAGGTTGGCTTCCCGCGCTGCTTCCGCAAAAGGTGTCAGCACCGCAGCGTCATACTCCCTGCCCTCGGGCGCCTTGAACTCATACGTCTCAGGCGGACCATCGGGCTTGGCGTCTTCTGCGAGCTTTGCCTCTTCTGCGGACTTCGCGTCTTCGGTCGTCGTTTCCGCAAAGCGTTCACGCGACTGCTGGGTTTTAGCTGTTGGATCTGTAGCTGCGCCATCTCTGCTCGATAGCAGGTTCGTCGCAGCCGCCTCGGATGAGGTTGTGCCTTCAGTTGGAGTGGTCGGCGGTTCCGTCATCAATTCTGCCATTGGTTGCCTCTCGTACCATCACGGGATAAAGCTCAGGACAAAGCGTGTGGACCTGGGCCAGCATTTTGTTTCCGTAGTTCCTTCCACCCTCGTTGAACGCCATTTGCATGGAGTTCTGCGAGAACGAAAGCCGAAACACGCCGGCCTGCTCCAACAACCGCCACACGATGCGGCGGCCTTGACGCGATGCCATCAGCCATTTGAAGTCTTTGTCTTCCTGCTCCTGGGCCACGCGTTTCCGTGCCGCATCATCGGCCTTCTCACGCTCCTGCCCCCGCAGGTCCGTCGGATCGTAGCTATTCACGCTGCCATCTCCTGCTCACACCATCACAACTCTGTCATCTCGACCGAAGCGCGTAGCGCGCAGTGGAGAGATCGCAGCATTGGCATTGGCCGTAGCTGTTGCCTTTGCCTTTGCCTTTTGCAGTTGTAGTTGTCTTTCTTGTTGTCATCCCCGCAGGGGATCTGCGGTTGCGGTTGTCGTTGCGGTTGCGGTTGACGTTGCTTTTGCCCTTGCCCCTAACGCCCTCAACCCTCCCCAAAATCGTTATCCTGAGCGCAGCGCAGCGCAGCCGAAGGACCTGCCAAACCGCCCACGCCACCCCAACCGCCCGCACCGTTCAACCACCGAAACCCAGGCGCCTTCTGGGCCCTGGGCCCTGAACCCTGGGCTCTGAACCCTGGCCCTTTACCCCGCCCCATACCCACTCACCTGGTTCAACATGTCGAACGCATTATTCCCCTGCCCCGTCGGTGTCTGCCCCAGGTTCTTCGCCGTCTTCGATTGCTGCTCCATCACCGCCGTCTGTTGCTGCGCCGCCTGCGCTTTCGCACGCGCATTGCGAATCATCGCCACCTGATCGTTCGCCACAATCAACGACGGGTCCACGCCCAACTGGTCGCTGTACGCATCCACCCACGCATCCGGGTTGAACTTGTCCAGCACCTCCGGCTTCATCTGCGCCACCGTCCCCAGGTTCCCTACAAAGCGATCGGTAGAGTTCGTATTGATCGCCCGCTGCGCCTGCGCCAGCACCGAGATCAACTCCACACCCAGCTCCACGCCCTGCATTTCCTGCGGCGGAGGAGGCACCGCGTTGCCCGCAATCATCGCGTCAAACGTGATGTCGATCAGCGGCTCCAGCAGTTCATTGCTCAGCCGTTCGAGCACTGGCCCCAGCATCAGCATCTTCTCTTCCTGCCGCGCTGCAACTTCCGTCGCCGTCATCCGCGGATCGGCCATGCTGCTGATCATCAGGAACAGGTCTTTGTAGAACGTCGTGTTGATGCGCTGCCGCACATCCTGAATATCCATCAGCAGATGGTTCAGGTCCAGGTTCACCTCAAACAGGTTCCGCACTGCCTGGTTCTGGTTCGTCGCATCGACAAACGTCACACCACCCGGCAGCCTGTCCACATCGCGGTTCTTCAGCGCCGCCGGCACTGACAGCGGAGGGTTCGTCTGATAGTCGATCCCCTGTGCCTTGCGCAGTTGTTCATGCTGCAACTGCTTCACATCGCCCAGCGCTTCCATGCCTGGCGAGTTGCCATAGATATCGCCGCCCGCCAGCGCCCATCGCGGAGCCACACCAGGAAACCGTTTGAACCCGCTCTCGCGCAGAAACTCTTCGCCGCTGCCGCCGATCTCGAAGTAGTAGCTTGCCCACGCCATGTTCTTCGCGTCCTTGCGCGAAGGGTCGCGGTCGCTGCGCGGCTCAATGCTGTGCTGCACAGGCACCCAGGCATCCAGCGTTCCATTGTCGTACATGCTCTGCACCGCGGACGAACACTTCGCGCGCCCAAACTCCTTTACCAGTTGCGACACCTGCATCTCAAACTGCCGATACAGTGTCACCACATCGCCCTTCGCATCCGTCGCAATGCAGTACTCACCGGCTGTCAGCGGATAGTGATGAATCACATTCTGAAAGTCCGGCAGAATCACGCACGCCGCTGTGCCAAACGCACCCAGCTCTTCGTACATCTGGTGCAGCGCGCGATACGTGTTCGAAGTCTGAAACGCGCGATGCATTGTCTGCGACACCTGGTCGAGCCACACCTTCACCGGCTGATACGCATTCAGCGCCGGGTCATGCGTCTGCAAACGAAACCAAGGCCGCGCCGGACTCGTCGCTCCCGCCATCAACCCGGCGCCCAGCGTGCGCAGCGCCTGCGTTCCAGTGTTGTCGTAAATCTGGTTGAACTTCCGATTGCCCTTATCGCGGTCCTGCAAAAAGAAGCGCCCGTTGTACGGCAGCAGATAGCGAGAGATCTCCGCCCACTGCCCAATCCACGAGGCACGCTCCGTCTTCAGGCTCCCCCACCGCGTCACGAGTTCTTGCCGCTTGCACGTATCGTTTGCCATTGATGCCGATTCCCTCAGCTAAAGTTCAATTCAGTTTTCGGGCTGAAGGCCCGTCTCATAACAGCCTGGGGCGATAGCCCCAGGTACCGGCGCCATAAAACCCGGGCGCTGAAGGCGCGACTCATAGATACCCGCACCACCATCACGATCCCAGCAACGTCGACTTACCCAGATTCAACCCACTGTTATCCACGCCGCCCGGCCCGGTCAGCATGGTGCTGCTCAACCCTTTGCCGCCATTCGCCGCGCGATAAAGAATGTTCGAAATATCCGGCGTCTGCTGGTTCGCCGCTCCCTGCGCGATCTCGCTCTTACGCTGATTGGAAAGCGCCGCCGCCGTCGCCTGTTGCTGCGCGGTGTTCTGTCGCCTCAGCGCCTGCTGCTGCATGCCTTCCTGCTGTTGTCCGTTGTAGATGCCGTAGCCCAATGAGCCTGCGGCTGCGACTGCGCCAACAATAGCTGCCGCTGTTGTGCACCCTGCCATAGTTATTCTCCTGTCATCACAACTTCATCACGCACACTCTTGTGCGACATCAACTTCTCGTACTCATCTGTGAGCTCACGCTCAGCTTCTTCGACTGTCTTCGCCCGGGTCCGAAAAATCATCGTCATTTCCACCGCACTGCGCGTGATGAATACCTGCTTGCGGCATGCACTTCCCGCCAGTACTCCGTAACCGCGAAGACTGGCCCAGCCATCGCCTGTAAGCACGTCCGCATCGCCGTGCACCACCAGCATGGTCGGCACCTTGATGAAGGCCCCGGTGATGATGCTGTCTGCGGGGATACGAATGGTTCGGGCATACATGCCTCCATGAAACAAATGCTCAGTCACCACATCGATCTGCTCCGCCCGCCCCACAATGGCCTCAACCATCCTGACGGCCGCAAGCGTCTCCGGCGAACTCGGCGCCAAACTCACACCACCCGCACCCGATATGAGCGAACCATCTTCCAAACTCATGCCCCTCTCAGTTGCAGTTGTCGTCGTAGTTGCCGTTGCCTTTGTCTCTCTTGTTGTCATCCCCGAAGGGGATCTGCTTCTGTCGTTGCAGTTGCAGTTGCAGTTGCAGTTGCAGTTGCCGTTGCCCTTACCACCTATCATTCCGCCACAACCCCGTCATCCTGAGCGGAGCGCAGCGCAGCCGAAGGACCTGCCAAACCGCCAGCATCACCTCAACCGCTCGAACCGTTCAGCCACAACTCCCGCCTTTGCCTTTCCCACCGACAACCTCTCATCTCGAACGCAGTGGAGAGATCCCACCGCCACCACCTCAAAGCCCCTGACAAAACATCGAGCTCACCCGCACATACCGCTTCCCCAGCAAACCTTCCATCTTCCCGCCGGCTGGCGCGCCATAGAACACGACCTTGCACTCCTGCTCACGCGCATGACCCTCAACTGCTTTCATCAACCGCGCCGCCGCACTCGTCCCCCGATGCTCCGCAGCCACAAACAGAGACTCCACCGTCGCCGCTCTCACACCATAGTGCGGCAGCACACTCACCAGCACGCTGGCAAAGCCCACCATCGAGTCATCGACATACACGCCAAACATCCGCAATATCCCCGCGGCCTGCATCCGCTCATACATCTCCCACTGCGGCTGCGCCTGTCCCAGCGCCGGCATGCTGCATTCCGCCACATACTCCGCCAGCAGCTCCGCCTGCTCTCTCACATCGGCACAGGAGATTGCCACAACAGTAATCATGGAAAGCACTCCCAACCAGCCGCGAAAATTCCTTCGCGACACTCCGCGTCAAGGTTTTACATTTGTTTCGAAACAGCCGCACCTGAAGATAAGAAGGTTCTTGGCCGTAATAAGGCCGAGCTTATTGGCGCTCGGAGCCACTGCAGCGAGTCCCACAACTCACTGCCAAAGACACTATGACAGACCTCGCCAAAAGTTCAAAGCAAAATCGACTTACTCACTACAGAGCTTCATCCGCCGGCCTCCATCTACCCTCTTTACCAGAGACTCGCCGTTGCCCTTGCCCTTGCCCTTGCCCTTGCCGTTGCTCTTGCCGTTGTCGTTGCAGTTGCTCTTGTGGTTGCCGTTGCTCTTGTCGTTGACGTTTTGGCTGTCATCCCGCAGCGCAGCGAAGGGATCTGCTTCGGTCGTTGCAGTTGCGGTTGTAGTTGCGGTTGTATTTGTAGTTGTATTTGTAGTTGTATTTGTAGTTGTAGTTGTCCTTCTCTCACCCTCACCTCAACTCCGTCATCCTGAGAGTCCGTGACTTTTTGCTGTCGAACGATTACGCATGGGGATGACTTTCTGGAGCGTATTGCGAGGTTGGTTTGCGATGTACGGGATGTAGAGATGGAACGCGAGGTTTCAGA